GGGGGGGTGGGGTGCTCTTTGCGCTGGGGGGGGTGGGGGGGTGGCGTCCCACCTACGAGCTCGTAGATCTTGTTGCCGATGCCGGCGACCAGCCGCTGCTTCACCCAGCCGATGACGGTGGTGGCGCCGGTGTTCCAGACCTTGGTGCCAGCACCCCCAGCAAGGGTGCCCTTGTAGATCCCGGTCGAGTCGGCGGCGTAGTAGCTCTCGCCGTCCTCGGCCAGGGACGTGATGGTGCCCGAGCCACCCCATGTGACGGCTGCCGAGCCGGCTGCGGTCTCGCGGGTGAGGGTGGTCCCCTCGGCGTGGAGGAAGATGTCGGTGCTGCCGTCGATCGCCCCGAGAACCAGGGTCTCGACCGAGGCCCCGTTCTTCAGCGCGGTGGCCCGGAGGAGCGTGAGCTCTCCCGGCACCCAGGGGTTGACCCCCTTCGACGAGTGGAACGAGCTCATCACCTCGTCGTTGTTCGCCGGCTCCATGAACCGGATGCCCGCCCCGAAGTGGAACGAGCTCTGGGCACGGAGCCACCAGCCGGTGAGCGACTGCTCGCCAGGGTTGTCGCTGGCATCGAACTGCTGCTTCCGGAAGTCGGCGGTCTCCCGGCCGTACGGGAACTTGTTCGACGAAGCCGCGAGCAGGCCGATCCCCTAGAGGGCGTAGTCGTACTGCACGCCAGAGCGGCGGAAGGTCACCGCCGAGGCGAGGATGCGAGAGCCCAGGCCGAGGACCGGCCGAGAGATGACGCCGTTCATGCCAGCTGCTCCCTGCTCATCAGGCCTTGATGATGTAGTTCAGCACGATGTACGGCTGGAGGTTGTTGTGGGCCGAGCCGCTGCCCGCCGAGCCGGACGAGCCGTTGAAGTCGTTGACCGTGATGCCGTGGGTGTGAGCCGCGCTGCGACCTCCGGTGCTGAAGGAGTGTGCGTGGTCACCCGCTGCGTCGGTGCTGTGGTCACCCGCCGAGTCCGTCCACGCGGACGGAGAGTTGACGACGTTGTCCTTGTAGAACGAACCCGAGTTGGGGATGTTGTGAGCGTGCGAGCCGCCCCCGCCGGTCGTACCGGAGTGGGCGTGGTCCGCCGACTCCGTGCCGGACGAGGCAGAGTGCCCGTGGTTGATCGTGTGCGTGTGGGACGGCAGCTCTGCCGTGCTCAGGGTGTGCGTCTTGGCGCCACCCGTCTCGCCCAGCGTGTCGAACTCGGTCTGGGCGGCGTCCTTGCCGACGACCACCCGGCCCTTCAGGTTGGGCAGGTTGAACGTGGTCGTGCCGTTGCCGGCTCCGTACGTCGTGCCCAGGACCGCGAACAGGTCGGCGTAGGTCGTCCGGCTGACAGCCGTGCCGTCACACAGAAGCCAGCCGGTGGGGGCGGATGCGGTGCCCCACATCAGGATCGCGCCGACCGGGTTGAGCTCGTTCGGGAACGTGTTGGTGGTAGACGACAGATCCTTGTTGGTGAGGGTCTGGGTGTCGTCGTCGCCCACCACGCTGCCGGTGACACCGTGGACCGCGCTCGGAGCGGCGATGTGCTCCTACGGCTCCCGGAAGTCCTGGGCGGAGACCGCGTGCCGGACGGCGGCGCTCGCGGAGTGGGTGGAGGCGGAGGTGTTGTCCACACCGCGCACGACCGTGAGGGTGGTGCCGACAGCGGCGGTGACCTTGACGAGCTCTTCGGTCACCTACCCCTCGTCGATGACGAGGGTGTACGGGTACGAGACCGGGAAGCCGCTGACGGAGTCAACCGCGATCGACGTCTCGCTGTTGTTGATCCCAGCTGTCAGCGCCGTGACGACGGCGGTGTTCGAGTAGTAGCGGTTGACGGACACTCAGCTCACCTCGTGAAGTGGATGCGGGGCGGGTAGCGGTCGAGCAGGCGGCGCACTTCCTCGGCCCGCGTCTGGAGGTGCATCTAGTAGAAGTACCGGGCGGCGTTCAGCGCCTGCCCGGCCGGCTGGCCGTCGATGAACCGGGCCTCAGCCGCGTCGTCGCTCATCCGAGCCGCCTCGGTGTAGCCGACCAGTCGAGCACAGGCCCCGTAGACGATGCACTCGGCCGCAGACTCGTTGAGCCCGGTGACGGTGGTGAACTCGTCGGTCAGGGCTGACATCGCGGTGGGCACGGTGCGATAGACGACCTGGATCGTCATGCCGTCCACGACGCCGTCCATGACGTCGATGCTCTTCCCGGTGGGGAACGAGCCGACGTTCGCCTTCATGTTCACTCGGTAGCGACGGACGGGCACCCAATAGTCGCTGACGCCGGGCTGCTGCCAGAACACGTCCAGCACCTCCTCGACGTCTGCCGGGATGCCGTAGCCAACCGCCACGGGGTCGGCCGTGAGGGCTGTGGTCGCCACCGCGAACAGGTCCGGGTAGGTGGACCGGATCGTGCTGTTGATCGCCTTCTGGATCGAGGCACGGGGGAACTTCGGCTGGTTGCGGGTGAACGCGCCAGCGGTGTGAGCCGCCGCTGTGGTGCCGTAGATGCCCCGTGTGGTCACGTAGACGATGTTGGAGTCGGGGTCCACCTCGCGGCACCACATCAGCTCTTCGTCCACCTCGATCAGCCCGGGGCTGATCTGGCTGGCGTCCTGGACGCTGAACGACGTGGCCGTGGACGTGAAGTCCGACGACACCGGGGTCAGCTGCTCCTGGTCGAGCACGTAGCCCAGCAGGTTCAGGTGGACCTCGTTGATGAGGTCTCCGAAAGTGGTCACAGCCGATCAGCCGCCCCTTCTACCCCGAGGCCGGTCGTGCCGGCCAGCTCGTTCAGGACGCCCTGGAGCCCGTTGTAGGCGCTCGGGGCACGTCCGGGGGACGCCTTCTAGTTGAGCGCCCCGAGGACGCCCAGGCCGCTCGTACCGGCCCAGGCGTTGGCAGCACCCTGCTCGTCCAGCCAGGTGGCCGGCTGGGTGTAGACCACGCCGTTGGTGCCGGTGATCTTGCGGTTGAGGTTGGCGCGGAGCGAGGCCATCAGTCGTCCTTGGTGATGGAGGCCAGGGGGTCGCGGGCGTTGAACGGCTTGCCGGCGAGGTCGGAGAGCTCCCGAGCCTGGTTGATCTTCTCGGTCGAGGTGCCGGCCGGCTGGATGCCCTGGGACCGAGCGTCCCGGTACAGCTAGAGCTCGGCGTCCCACTTCTTCTCGGCGGTGCGGTCGAGGCCGGAGGCGGAAGCAGCCCACCCGACGCGGGTGTTCTTGGCCCTCATGCACTCGCCCCAGGTCGCGTGAGCGCCCGGGGTAGGGCAGCCGCTAGAGCAGTTGCTCATCTGATCTCCGTTCGGATCGTGAAGCCGTGGGCTTCGAGCTCAGTCGCCTGGTCGGCGTCCACCTGGTAGTCCCGGCCACCGAAGTAGATGGCGTCGGCCACCAGGTCGTCGGGGACGTACGTGGTCTCGTGGTAGACCCCGTCGATCACGTAGACGGTGATCCCTCGGGGGATCCCTGTCCGCCTGTGCAGCAGGTCCGGGCGACCCATGTTGTCCCGCTCGGCTGCGGGCCGGCTTCGCTCGGACGGCGGGGAGGCGAAGAACAGCTCCTGGTGCAGGGTGATGGGTCCACCGAACACCTCGGCCGTGGGGATGCCGGTCGGGTTGAGGCCCTGGTGCGGCGTGACCGTGGGGGTGCCCATGTCGGTCGGCATCGTGATGCCGGTCGGGTAGAGCGTCTGGGCTCCGGGGCCGAGGCTTACGGTAGCGGTGCCGAACGTCCCACCGACCTTGATGGCATCGACCCACAGGGCCGTGCCGGGCAGCGCCCCGTGGACGTCCTTCTGATCGAAGTCGATGGCGGTGAACATCGACCCGACCTGATCGAACTCGAACTCGTACGCCGCCCACTCCGTCGTGACGGAGACTGTCGTGAGCGACTCGTTCGTCCAGTCCCCGTCCGTCTCGCCGGAGTAGAAGTAGACGTCAACGTCCTCGGCGTTGCTCGCCTTCATCCAGATGGTCGCCCGCTTGGGACCCGCACCGTTAGCGTAAGCGGTGGCGCTGTTGTCCGCCTCGGACGGGCCGCCGCCCTCGTGGACGAGTTTGAGTGACGCCGACCCGGAGTACGACTCCGTGGTGTCTCGGAAGATCGCCGCGCCGGAGGTGCCGGCGACCACCCACCCGGACAGGTCGGTCTCGAAGTCACCGTTGAAACCGAGACCGGCGAGCTCGTCGGTGAGCGGGGCGGGGATGCCGGAGGGGGCAACGACAGCCGCACCGAGGCCGACAGTCGGATGGCCGACCGGCTGGACGAGCGGGAGATCAGCGTCCTCGACGCTGATGTTGGTGATCCACCCCTCGGCCGGGCTGTTGTTCGGGAACTGCGTGAACGTGACCGAGATGTTGTCGAGGTCCGTGCCGGTGGCGAAGTCCGCCGAGACGGTGTACTCCGCCCACGACGGCGTGATCGACACGAGAGTGGTCTCGTAGGTGACCGCTCCACCATCGAGGGTGAAGTCGAACCACACGCCCGTGAAGCCGGTGCCCTTGGCCCAGAACCGGATCGTCTTGGTGCCGGGGTCCACCGTGAACGTGCCGGGCACGGCGAGCGAGAGCCCGCCGCTGTCCGAGTCGTTGGTGTAGTGGGCCGAGTGGTCAGTGCCCAGCGGGCCGGCGTCCTGGGTGAGCGAGCTGAAGCCGCCGAACGCGAACGGGGACCAGCTGCCGATGCCGGCAGCGAAGTCGTGGTTGAGCGACTCGATCTCGTTCTGGACATCGCCGGGTGAGGCGATGCCGGTGGGGAACAGCCCTTGCGGAGTCGGCAGCCAGTCAAGGGTGATGGTGCCCTGCTGAACCCCGTGGTACGTGCCGACCTGGATGTAGTAGGTCGTTCCCTAGACCGCGTCGAAGTCCAGTTGCGCGAACGAGGCGACCTCGTCGTCGTTGTTCTGGATCAGGGTCAGCGCGTCCACCGCTGAACCCGTGTAGACACCGAGAACCGTGTCGGTCACGGCGCCCGTAGTGGTCGAGGTGTCCACCCGGTAAGTGGCCGTCGCGGGGGCCACCCACTTGAACCAGCCGGACCGACCCATCGAGCCGGCGACATCGGGCTCGCCGGTCTCCATCGTGTAGCCGGTGTTGTCGAACGACACCGACCCTGTCTCGCCGGTGATGGTGATGGCGCCGGCGAACGGGTCGTTGGTGGCGGCGGCGCCCGAGACCGTAGCGGACCCGAACGCTTCGGCTGACGCGATGCCCGAGGGGGCAACGCCTACCGCTCCGCGAGTGACCGTGGCGGTGCCGTAGGCCTCAGCCGATGCCACCCCGGAGGGTGCGATGTTGACGCTTCCCCGGGACACCGTGGCGGAGCCGAACGCCTGGGCCGAACCGATGGCGGAGGGCGAGACGCCCACCGCTCCGGTGGAGACGGCGGCGGCACCGAACGCTTCTGCGGACGCCACCCCGGTCGGGGACAGCGAGCCCGTCGTGAGAACGGCGGTGGTTCCGAAAGCCTCGCCAGAGGCGATGCCGGACGGTGCGATCGTGACAGGGCCGGTGGTCAGGGCCGGGGTGCCGAGCGCCTCCCCAGAAGGGATCCCGCTGGGGGAGAGCGCGATGGCAGCGGCCCCTACCGTGGCCGTTCCGAACGCCTCGGCAGACGAGACGCCGGTCGGGCTGACACTGACCGCACCCGTGGTGAGGGCTGCCGTGCCGAAGGCCCCGGCTGTGGCGATGCCAGACGGTGAGAGGTTGACCGCGCCGACAGCGACCGTCGCGGACCCGATGGCCCCTGCCGTTGCCACGCCCGTAGGCGCCAGGTTGACGGCGCCAGGGCTGACCGTCGTTGTCCCGAAGGCCTGAGCCGAAGCTATGCCCGAGGGAGCAACCGACACCGGTCCGGTGGTGACCGTCTGGGTGCCGAACGCTTCCGCAGTAGCAACACCGCTCGGATCCACGCTCTGGGTCGGCGGGGGAGCGGTGATGGTGGCAGACCCGAAGGCCTCGGCGGATCCTATGCCCGATGGGGTGACGTTGACCGCTCCCCGACCGACCGTTGCCGTGCCGAAGGCTCCAGCGGACGAGATCCCCGAGGGGGCGATGTCCTGTGTCCCAGAGGCGGCGTCCGGCGCGGTGGCGTACACGTCGGCCACCCGGACGGTCGTGCCCGAGCCGCCGCCCGAGGTGGCGGGGATCAGCACGATCTGGAGGTCGTTCAGGCCGGTGTCGAAACTGAGCGGGATGGTT